ATATTTTCTAACATTGCTTCTATTGTATATTTTCTAACATTGCTTCTATTGTATATTTTCTAACATTGCTTCTATTGTATATTTTCTAACATTGCTTCTGCTGTTCTTGGTCCATTATATGGAGTTTTTATATTATTTTTTTCAATAATTACATATGGAAATCCTGGAACATCATATTCTTTACACATTTGTTCATTTTCTGGATTATCACATTTTACATCAATAGCTTCAATATTTGGATTATTTTTTACACTTTCTGAAAATTTATCCCATTCAGGTTGGAATCTTTTAGACCATCCACACCATAAAGTATTAAAATTAAATACTTTAGTTTTATTATCTTGTGTAAATTTTTCTGTTTCTTTATTTTTATTTAGTAATATATACATAATAACAAAACTAATAACCCATAGCCATAAAGGAGCTCCTAAAATTATTTTATTTAACATTTTATATAATTTAATTTAGAAAATATATTAAAATATTTAAGAAATATTTTTTTCTAATATAAGGTATATATTATATTATATGGCATCTGATAAAATAGGAAAGTTTTTTACATCAGTAACAACAGAAACAGGTAAGCTAGAGTTTACACCGGATTCTGGTACTAAAACAGAAATAACAATAACAACCCATAATAAAGAAGAGGTACTTAAAAAAATGACAGTTGCCGCAGCTGCTGCAGCTCCCGCAGCTGCAGCACCTTCCTCTGCTGCTGAAGTCTCTGCATTTAAAAAAATGCAAGCGAGTTATCAAGCTGAACTAGAAAAATCACATAGATTCTATTTTCCTAATAATGAGATTATAGACATTCCTAAATCTAGCGATATTAATTTAGCTGATAAAATTTCACTTCTACTTAAATTAAGATCAATCATAAGTGATTTAGACTCCTATCTAAAAACTAGACAAATTACAATACAAAACGCCTCCGAATTAGACAATATGAAGAAAGTATTATCTGACTCGATAGATAATAAAGACCAAATAGTTGCTATAAATAATGATCATGTAAGATTATTTCATAAATTATTTAGCAACACCTCTGCTGGTAGTGGTGCAGCATTGGTAGCACCAACAGCACCAACAGCAGTAGGATTTGGTGCTTTTGGTAGTTCTGGTGGTGGAGTAAGAGGTATGATTGGTGGTGCATCATCATTACTTCAAACTCTTTACGATGTTAGAACTGAAATATCAAAAGTGGAAGCAAGAAAGCTTGATTTAGTAGCTATTATGTATCCTGTTTCTGGTACTGTTTCTGTCGCCAACCAAAAAAAAATGCAAGCTGAACTGAGTACTCTCGACTCAAGAAAGAGCAACTTAAAATTACAAGAAGCTGCTATTATGACAAATTTACGACAAGCATATTCTTCACGTAATTTAGCATCATTAACAAATACTGCAACATATAAAATAAATGAAGACGAATATTTAATTAATAAATCTGTAGAAGCTCTTAAAAATAAGGAAAATTATGAAATTAAGAATCCAATGGGTGGAATAATAAAAAAAATTACTAATTTTAGTGATTTACGAGATTATATTATTTATAATACAAGTGATCCAGTTACATTATTACTTAAATTAACAGATATACATCCTATATCTCTTAATGATTATCTTCCTGCAATTGTAGAAGATACTTTTACAGTTAGAACAAATGAGAAAGGTATATTAGTAGTAAAGAATAATGATGAAGAAATAGAAATGCCAAATCCATCTGGTAATAAACATAATAGACAAGCTTATAGTACTAAATTTAAAATGAATAACTGCTATGGATTTGGTGGTCCTCAAACTGATCCATTTTGTGTGTCATTATTAAATAATTGTTTAGCTAGTGATAAAGATAGTTTAGAAAAATGTAAACAATTATTTTCTAAATCTGATTGGGAACATGTAATAGAAGAAGGAATTCAAAATACAAATATATTTTTCATAAAAGAATTTCTTCTTAAAATTGGATATCCTAGAAATAACAATAAATTTGATAGTAATATTGATTCATGGTTTAAAGTTATTAAATCAAGATATGATATTACAGATACTTCTATGTTAAAAAATATAGAAAGTAATGATAAATTAAAACAAGCTATAACTGGTATGGTTACTAAATATAATAAAATTATTGAAATGGAAAGAAAATCTAGTTCTACATCATCACGTAATTTTCACCTTCCTATGAAAGGAGGTGATAATATGTCAATCATAAATTCTAATTTATATGAATTATATGGTGGATTAAATCAAAATGTGGTTAATTTACCATCATTATCACCAAGTCAAAAAGTATACAATATTTTTAAAGAATTAGTAAAAGATCAAGATATAACATCTAAATATAGAAACTTTTTTGATAAAATGGAAAAGAATATACACAATCAAAATCATGATATAGATCCCGGTGTTAGAGAAAACTTTAATTTTTTATTAGCTTCATTTAAACAAAGTGAAGAAAAATTAAATAAATTATTACAAACAATGCATAACTTTGCATGGTTCTTAGGACAAACTGTAAATACATCTAATTTATCAGATGCTGAGAAGGAAACAAATGAAGAAGCAGCTAACAGATTAAATAAAGTATTAAATGAAGAAAATATTAATGCATATAATGCAGCAAGAGAAAAATTAGTAAACAGTTTAAATAAAAAATCACAAAAATTAATATCAATAGCTGCAGGTCATCCAGTTATTTTAATAGCAAGTAGTTAAATTATTAATTAATTAAATATAATTTTATAATATTATAATAATATTATAAAGTTAGATTTTCTAAAATACTATAATGGGTTTAGGATTATTATTACTTGTATCAGTTGGTAAAGAAAATATTTATTTATCAATAGAACCTGAAATAACATTTTTTAAAATAGCATATAAAAAACATACAAATTATTCAATAGAACCAACACCACAATATTTTAAAACAACACCAGATTTTGGTAGAAGATGTACAGTAAATATAAGTAAAAATGCAGATTTATTAGGTCAAAGTCATTTATATGTAGAATTACCAAATATACAATTAGAAAACTTTAATATTAATAAAACTTTTTCATGGGTTAATAAAATAGGTTTATCATTAATTAATTTTATAGAATTTGAAATAGGAGGAACAATAGTAGATAGACATTATGGTGATTGGTTGAATATATGGCATGAAATAACAACAAGTATGGGAATAAGAAATGGTTATAATAAAATGATAGGAAATACAAAAGAATTAACAGATTATAGTTTAACAAAAAAATCAACAATATTATATATACCATTATGTTTTTGGTTTTGTCAAGATACAGGATTAGCATTACCATTAATAGCATTAAAACATAATGATGTAAAAATTCATGTTGATTTTAATGAAATAGATACATGTTATAATATATCACCAGTAAATTATATAACAGTAATAAATAATTTTTGTTTATTAAAAGAAAAAGAATATTTTTATCAAATAATAGATAATAATAAAATAGTTGGAGAATTTATATATTTTGATGTTTTAAATCAAAAATTATATTATAATCCAGTAAAAGGAAAATTTATAATTCCAACAATATCAGATAGTAAATATAAATTAATAGGAGAAGAAACTAATTTTGAAATAAATATAAAACCAAATACAATAGTTGTTAAAAATGAAGATTATTTTAAATTTAATAAGCCTTCTTTATTAAATGCTTATTTATTAGTAAATTATATTTATTTAGATAATTTTGAGAGACAAAATTTTATAAATAAAAATCATGAGTATTTAGTTCCAGTAATTCAAACTTTACCAGAACAAGTAATTTATTCAACAAATGCAAATTATAAATTATCTTTTATTAATCCAGTAAAATTAATAATATGGAGATGTATATTAAATTCTAATAAAACAAATAATAAAAATTTTGATTATACAAATAATGAAGAAAATATAATAGCATCAAATTATATTATAATTAATTCAGTAAATAGAATGGAATTAAATTCACAAATATATTATACAAATGTTCAAAAATATCAATATAATTTTTTAAATTCACAAAATGGTATTCATATGTATTCTTTTGCATTAGAACCATTAAATTTACAACCTTCTGGAACATTAAATTTTAGTAAAATAGATGATGCATATTTACAATTAACTATGAATAAAATTATAAATTATCAAAATCCAGCTACAATTAAATGTTATGCTATTCAATATAATTTATTTAGAGTTATTAGTGGATTAGGTAAATTAGGTTACAACTAGTAGACTAAAACTTGATATTTCTTTATAAATATTACTTATTTTTATCTTATAAAATAATTATTCTAATTTTTTATATTTACGCAAACCATTCATTTTTGCTACATAAACATTCATAATTGCCATTACATCTTTTACTAATTCTTCTTCTGGTTCTAATTTATCATTCTCACTTAGTACTATAATTTTTCCTTTTGAATATTTTGTTATTAATTCTTCTATTAATTCATAACCAAAACGTGTTAATCTATCACGATATGCTATTACTAACTCATTTATTTTTCCTGCAATTGCTAAATGAATTATTTTTTTTATTCCTCTTTTGTTTAGATTTAATCCTGATCCAATTTCCTCAATAATTGTATGATTAGGATATTTTTCAGTCATCAATTTTTTTTGTCTTTCTAAATCATCTTTTTGATTTGTTGAAGATACACGAATATAACAAATGTTTAATTTTGATTTATTATCTAATTCATCCAAATTTTCACAAACCATATTTTTACATTTTTTCTCTTCTATAAATTTATTAACATTATATAATCTTTTATTACCAGGTGTTCGAATTGTTTCAATTAAACCTTTATCTTCCCATATATAAAGAGTTCTTTGATGAACTCCTAATAATTCGGATGCTTCTTTACCTCCTTTATAATTTTCCATTATATATTTATTCAAAATATTTCTTTAAAACTTTATAAAGTTGATAATTTAAATATAAACATTATAAAGATATATTTTATTTATATTATAATGAATAATTCTAAAAAATATTATCCAACACTATTAGAAACTGGAAATTTAGTAGGTCTAAATTCTTGGTTTGATATAAGAGAACATAAAAATTTTTCTCATAAAATAAGGAAAAAAAGGAATATTAATATAGACTATATTGATACATTAAAAATAAAATTAGAATTAAACAAAGAACAAAAAGAAATTATTCTTAAATGGATGGATGATTGTATAGATGTTTATAACATGACAAATGAATATCTTAAAAAAATATTAACAAATCAAAATTATAAAAAAGAGCTTAATTTTATTAATTTACGTAAGATTCTTAATGAAAATATAAGAAAAATATGTAAAATTAATAATTTTGCTAAAAATACAGCTGATTATGCAGTTAAACATTGTATAGAAATGTATAAATCTGCATTTAGTAATCATAAAGATATATCTAAATTTAATATTAAAAATTTAGATAAAACACG